CTTTTTAAGAGCCGTAAGCTTGTACCTGAAGCCGCACCGGTCGCACTCGGCAATCGAGTTCTTGCCACTAGCAAACCGGTTCCCCATTATCCGCCCCCAATAAACATCTGCCTAGGCACAAGACGCAACGCGGCGCGTTCCTGATCCTCATCAGCCGCTGTCATCCATGCCTCGTCATACTGCTGTTTCAATACCACAAGGCGCTCCATGCCACCGGGAACCTTCAAAGCAATGTAGTAGGACAACCCCGCCACCATGCAGGGCACAAATCTGAAAGGTACATCCATCACATTGACACCGCTACCAGCATCTTGCACACGACGCATACGCCAGTAGACAAACTGGTAGGTCTGAGAGCCGTCCGGCGTAGGCCACATGGTCACGCGGGGTACGTTATTGATGTAAATCTTGGCTGTTGAGCTTGCAGTATGGGCCGCAGCCGTTGTTCCGTTCTGTCCACGGAAGCAGTTGCTCAAAGTGTTGCCATCAATGTAGTTGTAAAAGATAGTTTCGCTGTCAAGGTTGATGTACCCAATGGCAGGAAGTCCAACTACGTTGGACAAAACAACCGTGTCTGCGGTAGCGCTAATGCTGGTTGCCAAAACCGCCGTTGTTGGCATGATTTGGCCGTCCAAACGCTGATACCAGACCTGAATTGGCCGCGCTTGGGTCAACTTGTTGGGTAAAGTAGCGTATGTGGAAACACTCACGCGGGTAATTGTCAAGTCAGACTGTGTTGCCGCCACATTTGCCTGTGTTCGGATGACGTGATCAAGCAAATCGACAGTGTCTGTGGGGATTGCATAGGTGTTCAAGCCTTGAGTTAGGGTGATCGTGCCCTGCTCGAACGTCCACATATTGACACCGCGATTTGCCCAGTCAGCAAACAACAGATTTAGCGACCGGCGAGCCGTTTTAAGGTCATAACCCGTGCGCATCTCTGAACCAGCACGCTCAAACGCTTCCTCTACCAGTTCGGTGAGGTCTAAATTAAAGCTTGCTGACCCAGAAGTTGTTGCCATTATCTAAATCCTGCCGTTTTCTTTGCCACTTTAGGCGGTTGCTTTACGAACTGCTGCCCTTTAGCTTTGCCAGCACGTTTTGCACGTGTTGTCGCAGCGTACTCAGAAGGGCTGAGACTTTTGATCGCAGCTTCTGGAAGATATCTTTCGCCAGTTTTACTAGACGGTTTTCCACTTTTGGTTCTCCACTTTTGGTCACCCCAGTTTTTAAGGGAAGTCTGCGGCGCTTTCAATCTTTGTATCCCCCACCAGCAGCCTTGTACTTCTTGGCTACCAACTGCGCTTTTCTTGCGCTCCACTGCCCTGCGCCCGTGCCATGAGTTGCCGCTGCTTTGACTTGAGACACAATCTTCTTACGAAGGCTCGGTTTCGTGTAGTTACCCGCCGCGTTAACACTCCCACCCTCTTTGAACTGGGTGAAGTCAGTGTCATCCCGGCGTGGTTTTTTCACGCCTTTGGGCATTTTGGAGGGGTTAATATCCCCCATACCGCGTGAGGGTCTCATAGATTTAGCAGGCTTTGCCGCCCATGTTCATCTTAATCATCTTGCCTTTGGTTTTGCCTTTTGTAGCAACACCGTCACGACTAGGAGCAGCGGTTTTCACTTTGCCCATGGATGATGCCGCCATGCCGCCACCAGCCATTTTGCTAGTGCCTTTTTTCTTAGCCATCATTGCCATAAAACCGGGGTTCATTTTTGAAGCCATAGTATCACCACCTTTAGAAAATTTGCGGTTCTTGTCCGCGTTTGAAAAATCTTTGCCCACAGCCTGTGGGACTCCCACCTTCTTGGCAAACGCTGGGTTGTTGGCCACCGCCGCCATGAAATTGTGTTGCTTCTTACTTGTGCTCGGCATCGTCTTTCTTGCGGCCCAAAAGTTTTTTGACGGTTTCAGTTTCGTAAATACGGATAATCATCCACACAATGGTCAATATTCCGCCAACAAGCGCCACAACTGGAGTCATCCAGCCCATGAAACCACCAAGTCCAACAACCACAGCAGCGCCATCAGTCATTGTTTTTACGTCGTTGTTCATACAAACCTACCTTTTGTTTTGCCTTTGACAGCACAGCCATCTGCACGGCTGGAAGCACTAGAGACTTTGCCGCCTTTGGCCATTTTGATTGGGTTATCCAAACTTGGTGATTGCCCCGGTCTCATACCGCCCTCAATGTCTGCATTTGCGGCTCGACCCGCCGCCGATTTTTGCCTACGTTCGTGACGCTCCATAAGTTTTTCATTCTGGTAGCGATCCACATCTTTGTACATCCGGCGTGCATCTTCTGCGCGTTCTTTTTTGTACTGCGCAGGGTCACGTTCTTGTGCAGCGCGTTCAGATTTTAAAAACTTAGCAATATCAACCATGTCTTGCTCCTAACATTTCCATCTTGCTAGAGAAGCCGCCTTACGGGTGGGCTTGCCTTTTTCGTCTTTCATCGGGCCGGGCATACCAGACATACGAGCGCAGAACGACTTCTTACGTGCGCCGCCTTGTGGTTGCGGAGCCTTCAAGTTGCTTCCTGTTGCTGCGTTGTACTTAGCACGGCCTTTGGCAGTCAAACCTGCTCCCTTGGAAGTGGGTAACTTTTCACCACGACCAATAGCAAGGGAGGGAGTCTTCTTAGCCATAGAACACCGTAATTTTTGCGTCAGTGGGCAAAGTTACGTGGACATCCGTATAGAACAAAATACCTTCGCCGGGTATCGTAAACGACAGCGGATTTGTTGGCGTGGCAGCAATATTAAACTCCAAACGAATAGTGCCTCCTGAGCCACCATCACGAAGAATAATGTCGCCTGCCGTACCGCCAGTTAAAAACTGATAGCCTTTGACTCTAGTACGCCCAGAAATCATAGTACCCGTAGCTTCTACGTGCGAGGCTTTAACGTCTGTTTGCATCATAATCAATCTCCTTTTAAAAAGGGGCCGAAGCCCCTTAGATCAATTAAGCCTGTGAAGGATTGGCAGAGCCGTCGGAGTCGCGAACGATGTACTCAACAGTAACAGTGATCGTACCGGCAGTAGCGTCAGCAGTAGCTGCGGTAAATGTGCCAAAGATGATTGCATCTGTTGTGCCGATGCTGTCATAAACACCTGAAGTTGCCGCTGCGATGGTAGCTGGAGAAGTTTGAACCGCCGAAGTACCGGTGTTGACCGTAGCCATGTACAGGTTGGCTGTACCAGAGCTACCAATAGTAACGCCGCAGTTAGACGCGCCAGTCAGGGCAACATTAACTTCAAGTCCAAAGCGAAGAATCTTAGCGCCAGCGGGTAACACAAACATCTGTTGTGCTGTGGGGCTTGCCAAAATAACGGAAGCGGGAGCCGTATAAGTTTGAGCAACAGTAGTTGCGCCCATGTTACGAATAGTGCCTGCGGTAGTGCCAGTTGTGTTTTTAACAGTGCCCAACAACCAAGGGCCAAGGTGAGTTGCGAATCCCATGTTTAATTCTCCATGCGTTGTAGCGTATCAATCTGCATGAGGTCAGCCGAGCCTGTTTGATACGCCGATGAATCTCGGAATGCCTTCAATATACACCAAAAGAAAAGGGGGCACAAGGCCCCCTTTGTCTATCAGGTCGTACCGGGGGAACCAAAAGCTCCCAATGGATCAGACCAGCCAAATGAATAACGCTCACGAGCCTTGTAACGTACGTTACCAGTATCGAAGTCGCCGTCCATTTTGTTCTCCAGAGGCATACGCTCAAAGTGCTTCAAACCATTGGGAACGTCGGTCATCAAGAACCAGCCGTTGCTGTCTGTCAAGAAGTGATTGACAGTGTAGCCTTCGGGGATTGAGCCGTTGTTCTTCAGGGCGTTGATGTCGTTGTCGGTAGTGCCAACACGGAGGTTGGTTTCCAACAGGCGAGTAGCCACGAACATCAGAGCAGGAGGAATAATCAACTTGCGGGGCTTTGCTGCAATCAACAGGCCACGCTCATCTGTCCAAGCGGCGATTTGAATAACTGCATTTTCCAATGAAGTTTCGTTCAAGTCAGCGTTGGTAGTTGGGCGATTGCTGTTGGTGCCACCAGAAACCAAGGGGTGAGCTGTGCTGAACAAAGCAACACCGTCGCCACCTACGTAGTTAGCGGAGAAGCCGTTGTTCAAAACAGAAGCTGCCTTGACTTGTTTGGTGTATGCCATAGCACGGGCCAAAGCTTTGGTGTAGCGAGCAGACAAGCTGTCGTACAAGTTATCTTCAATCGCTTCTTCAGTGATTGAGAAACCCAAGGCAATGGTTTCGTGGTTGTAGCGTGCCGTGAACGCTTCTTGAGCATTGTCATAAGCAATGGCGGAACCTTCGTTCTTGACGGGAGCAGCAGAGAAACCAGCAAGCTTGGTCTCTTCTTCAAAGCTACGCTCTGATTTCTCAGTTTCGTAGATCTCTTTGTGCTCTTCGCCGTAGCGACCATATTCCATACCAAACAATGCGTTCAGACCGGGGAGCAACTCTTTAAGTAGTTGTGCGCGTGAAATAGCCATTTTATGTTACTCCTTAGGCGATGCTGGTGCCAGCGTAATACTGATGCTGACCAAAGTTAATCTTGACCAGAATCTCTGGATACTGCATGAACACAATAGTGCTGTTCAATGTAGCAACAGGTGCTTGGTTAAGAATAAAAGAAGTAGCGCCAGCGGCTGCGGCGGTGTCAACAAAAGAACCCGCAGAAACGTAGTTTCCGTTAGAGTCCAGCGAACCAACATCAGTACCAACAGGTAACGCGAAGGGCAGAGCCGAACAGGTCACAGTAGCAGTAGAAATGCTGGTGTACGTTGCCGTACCAAGAGCGACCGCCGTATCAGTCACTAAGCCAAGCACGCGAACGGGCAAGGAAGAAGTGGTGGCAGGAGTATCACTAGGAGCCAAGATTGCGTTCTTGGAGTTGCCGGTTGCGGTGCTACCTGTGTTGTTGATCATTGCCAAATTTTGGCCGATCATGGCGCGAGCGCCAGAAGCAACAGCGGTAGTAGCAGAGCAAACAACACCCTTGAACACTTGGTCAGGATCGTCAGCAACAATAGCCACTGCATCACCAGCCGCAGTTGATGCGGGCCAGTATTGCGAGAAGGTCAATTGTTTAGTGACGGGGTTGGTGTAACTGCATCCCAAAAAGATGCCAGTTTGGTTACCTGCTGTGCCAGTAGACACAGACAGACGGACGATTTCACCACGAGACAATCCTACGTAATCACCGTAGAAAATGTTTGTGCTGTAACCGTTAGTAATCGGATAATTACGAGTAGAACCCGCAAATACCTGACCTCCGATCAAGTTGATCGGCTTTAGCCCGTAGGGGGCATCAATCACCGGATAAGCCATTTAAGGACTCCTTTATTTAGAACCTGTACCAAATCCGCTTCCACGACTGGTTGTTGACTTTCGGTCAGCAAACAGAGGCATACGCGGGTCGTTATTTCTCATGAAGTGGTTGTCCACTGAATCCATCTGGTTCTGCGCTTGCGTGTCGTAATACTCTTTCATGGCAGCGAGTTTTTCGGTTTGGATTTTGCAAAGCATCAATCCACCAATTTCCACATTACCGTTAGCACCACCTTCAAGCATCAGTTCTGGATGGTCTGCTGCCTTCACTGGAACCCAGCCATCCCGCATCTTGCTAGACACATTGGTTGGCATTGTCTGTCCCAAGACATGAGTCGCTATGTAGCGATACTCCCATCCGGGTTCAGGGGTAGGATCGGGCAACGCACTCGAAGGTTTATAAACGTATCGAGTTGATTTTTCGCGTGACACATTGTCACGGGGGTTACGGTTTTCAGCCATTTTGATTCTCCAGTTTTAAAACTTCTGCAACATATTTCTTAGGGTCAAGGTTGTACTTTTTAATTAACGCAGCTTGTGACGGCGTTAACTGCACTTTCCTTGTTCCTGTGGAACGTGATGCAGGGGCCACCACGGATGATGGACGCCTTGGAGTCTCACTCGACTTAGGCCTTTCGTCGTTTCCACCGAAAACTTCAGGGAATTTCGACTTCACGCGAG